ATACTCCACTATATTAACAGTTTTCCCATTTCCAGCAACTTTTACAACGACAATGCTTACATACTTCTATCTGTTCTATTTCAGCATACCCTGTCAGGTTTTTAACCAGAGGAACACCGCAATGAGAATCATGTCCACAATTTTGACAACGTGACATAGTCTTCCTCCTTTAATCTGCTTCCATAAGTATACTTATATTTCAGATATAGATAACCATCTTCAAGATTTGACAGATCATGCCAGTATTCCCTAAAGGTCTTGTAATCTTCCTGCCTAGGTTCAGGAATACTGTAATCTATTAAAGAATAGTCGTTATCGACTTCTTCTATAGACTTCCTTAATCGGCTTTTAAACTCAGTCCTAGTCATATAATGAAGCTACAAATGAAGCACCACTACTCTTACGATTTATCTTTCCTTTACCTGTGCCTTTACCCCACTTACCATAAGATAAATTTCGTTCTTTAGCCGCTTTCTTAGGATTCTTCTTTGTCGCTTTTCCTTTTCCTAAACGGTTAGAAATCGATTCATCTTCCCTGTCTCTATAATCTTGACCTCCTACTTTACCTCCTAGAGAGGCATACCTGGTTTCTTTTTTAATACGCTTCTTGATTTTAGATTGAGGTTGATGTAGATCTTTTCCAGCAGATCTCATTTCAGCAGTACGTAATTCATCTGTATTCATTCTGCCTCCTCCTGCTTTCTTAACTATGCCGCCTGTTTTTCTGACACTTTTCCTTTTCCATTCTGTTGGAGATACTAATTTTCTACGAGCATTTAAAAGCTGTGTTAATGTAGCTTTAGGATTTCCTGTTTTTTTCCTAAAATCTGCTAAATCTTTCTTTGTAACAGCAGCTAATTTTTTACCAGCTTTATTTATAAAATACTTTTTGCCCATTTTTTTAGCCTGTGCTATAGTTCTAGGTTCCCCTTCAAATTTCTTTTTAGCTACTTTCTTTACAACTTTAAGTTTCTTTTCTGTCTTCGCAACTTTTGGTGTAGGTTTACTTATTGGAGTTACTTTAGGTTGTCTAAATTCTTTGCCTATTTTTTTAGCAGATTTTTCAAGGCTAATTTCTCTAGCTTTTTCTTTAGCCGCCTTTCTCTTTGTCTCTGCTTCTCTAGCAACTCTAATGTCTGCTTTACTAGGTGCTGCTTGTCTTTCTTTTAACAGAGTACTTACTTTTCTAGCTTCTGCGGCCCTTTTTTTTCTAGCAGCATCAGCAATTACTTTATTTTTAAGAGTAGCAGCTTCTCTACGTGCAGCCGTTGTTCGTACATTACTGGGAGACAATCCTTTAACATCCCCAAATTCCAATCCCATAGATGGAGGAGTTCTTGCAGTAGTTCGAGGAGGATATTCTCCACGTTTAGGAGCAAGTAATCTACTTATAATATCTTCTCTTGTAGGCATAGCAGAAGCTTTAGAGGTTCCTACTCTAGATGTTGGCCTAGTTTGAGGAGATCCTCCACCCTGTGTTATAGTAGGACCACGTCCAGAAGCAAGTAATCTACTTATAATATCTTCTCTTGTAGGCATAGGAGTAGCTTTAGATCGTGGCGCATCTGTTCTAGATACTGACATAAAGGGTTTTTCTGTTGGTAGTGATGCTCTTCGCAATGTTTCAGCGGCACCTGCCTCTCGCTGTTCTTGTCTTATCTTCTCTCTTTCAGCAGGATTTGCCGCAGCCCACCTTGCATTCCTTGCAGCTACTGCTTCATCTTCACCACGACCTGTTTCACTAATTGCAAAGGGAGAGATAGTATTCCAGATATCTTCACCTGACCACTCTCTAGGATCATAATCACTCAGATCAACCCCCTCTAATATTCTATCCCAAAAGCCACGTTCATCAGCCATAATAATCTCCCTTAATACATTTTATTAGAATAAGTAGCTCTACCATATCCTCGTAGAGCTTTTCCAACTCCACGTATTGGCCCACCTTTATTACGTTTAATTACACCACCACGTTTCTTTTTAGTAGTTCCTTTTCTTTCTTCCATAATTTTCTCATAGTTTTGTTGATCAGTATAGGTACGGCCACCTTCAGATCCTTCTCTCATCTTAAATAATTCAGATTCCCATGAAGAATCCGCTGATCTTTTCGCTGAAATATCTCCTTTTACAGCTTTACCAACTTTAGTTGTAGGCTTAAAAGAATCTATTCCTCCATGACTTTTAATAAACTTTGCTTTTAATCTTTGTTCCAAAGTTTTAGCTTTAATGGGCCGTCTTTGTGGAGGACCATCAGATGGACCTGATTGTTGAGGTTTAGGTTTTTTACCATTTGGACTGCTTGAAAGTTGGCTGGGAGGAGCAGGAGCAGTAGTAACTGGCCCAGATGGTTTAGGTGTTGTAGTAGCCGATGCTGCTCCTGTTTTCTTTTTATCTTTTCCTGATGTTGCTGCAATATATGTTGCCCATGAACCTAGTCCTCCTGCTGCAAGCCATTTAGCTCTATTAGTAAATGGTTTTCCTGTTAATGGATTTAGTATAAAGCCACCTTTCCCCTTTACTTTAGGAGTTACTGTTCTAGACCTCACACCTCCCAAACCTACTTCAGAAATCGTTTCCTTCTTAACAGGAGCCTCATCTCCTTTTTTATCCTTTTTAAGATCTTCTTTCTTTTTTCCAGCAGCTTTTCTCTGCGTTGCCAACTTCTTTTGATCAGCTAGATTAAGCTTTTGCGCTGTAGTCTGTTTCTGGGCATCTTTTATATTTTGTTGTGTTCCCTTCTTTACAGTCGTATTTGACCTTTTTGCAGCCGTAGCAGAGGAACGAATAACATCCGGTGAGCCTTTAAACATTTTCCATATATTTTGTCCAATTTGAAAAAAGTCATCCCCAACTTTAACTATAACTTTAGCTTTTGACATAACTAAGTTTCCCCATAAGTACTGTCTTTATCAGACTTTTCTATTTTAAAGGACTTACCTTGCGGATAATCCTCATCAACAACGACATCTTGAGGTGGACCTACTACTGATGGTCCTTTTCTGGCAGCACCAAATCCCTGTCCGGTTGGCTTGCCAAGTATCTCATCCAAATCAGGTGGACGTTTCAATAATGTATGTGGTCCTAATCCCATTTTAAGTTCTCCTATTTCATTACTTCATAAAAAGACATGACAAATTTATTACCATCAAAAACTTGTCCTCCATGTTTCCTAGAAAACTCTCCTCCTTTTCTAACATTACGAAGTGGAGCAGTTTTTCTCTTTCCTCTTCCAAAAGACTTGGCTTTTTGTGCTTTAGTACCATAATCGTAAACTAAATTTAAATCTTTTTCTTCTTGTTTTAGTTTCTTTTTTCCTTTTGGTGGAGCTACAAATTGTTTTCTAGTAGCATAGGAGGTAGCTCCTTTTTTTGGTTTTTTAAATTTACGTCCTTTTTTTAATACTCGATTAGCAGCCCTAATATCTTTAGCAGTAATCTCTTTCATTGATCCCGTTCCTGTAAATCTTGCTAAACCCATTTTAAGTTCTCCTCTTCTTTTTCTTCTTACGTAATTTCTCCAATGTCAAAGCAAATCTGGCTCTTTGTCCCTTTTTACCGGGAGCCTTAGCCGCTTTTTTTAAAACTGACTTAGGGATAGTCTTTCCCTTCTTGATACCAAGGGATTTACGCAATGATCCCGGTTTCTTAATCGCCTTCTTAATATCTAATTTCTTTTTCTTCTTAACCCTACCGCCTCTTTTCAATCCCGGCTTCATAATCTGTTGCCTTACACTAGCCCTGTTCACCATTAACTTGCTCCCGGTGTTATGGTATCAGGACCACCAGCAGGACTTGCAGCCACTGCCATATCATCTTGTCTAGTCCTTCTAGCCTGATTACGTAATGCCAATACTGCTCCCTGATATTGGGTCTGCCATACTGGAAGTGTATTCCAATCCTTCATAAACATAGTAGCTTCCGCCATACATCCTGCAAAAAGAGCATCATAACAATAATCACTAAAATAATTCTGGGTTGTTGCACTTGTACCTGTAGCTGAAGCTAAAGGTAAAGGTCTAGAAACTGTTTGAACCTCTCCTGATAAAGTAGAAGAAGGAGTGGGTACGACATAGATAGAAGTATTATTTTTTCTAGCATAATATCTTGGTGTCCCTATTGAAGAACTGGCATAGGGCCAGTAATCTATAGCATATTCATAAGTACGTTTAAGAAGGCTTGTCTTAAGACTGGACGCACTGGTTGTATAGTTCACATTACGAACAATATGAACTCTATCATTTAAACTAACAACAGGATTAC